CTTTTTTTAATAATTAAATTCTCGTTTTGCGAGAAGATCAACGTACATCAGTGAAGTGTTGAGACGGGAAGTAAGCATCGGAGTCGATTTGTGTGCGACGATAAGGGATGCGAAGATGTCTTGTAACTTCTTCCGAGGTAGGGAAGTGATCAGTTGGGACAGTGAACTTACTTTCACCGAACAAGACAATGTCTCGTTGGGTGCGGAGCTTGGCAGGTGTGAAACCTTTCTTCTTCAGATCGTTGAAGATTTGACGGAGGAGGTCGGTGACCATGCGCGATTGATAAGCTGACGCGTAAGCGAACCCACAGCAGCGAGCCATGAGAATAGATTTCCACGTTCCTTTACCAACGTTTCGAGGATGATACAACTGAGCAAGAAGCTTAGTCATGTCACGGGCTGGGTAGCCAGAGTTGTTGGTGTATCCAAGAATGGACACATTTTGAGGAGTCGTGTATATTTCTGTTTTCTCGGGGCGTGCTTCGTGATCGAAGTAGAACGTAGCGAGTCGTTGAAACTCGGATTTGAATAGTTCGTGTTGATCAGCAGGCAGCATGAAAATGAGTAGGGTGACGGAGTCATCTCCTTGAACGAGGATTTTGAGCTTGTGAGTGTCAATGCCCATAGCGTTAAGGATTGTGTAGATCATGATCAGGTTGTAGTGAGAATCTAGAAATTGTGTTACGAATAGACCGGATGGTATACTGCGGAAACGGCGGTTGTACATCATTCCATCAGGCATAACGAAAGGCATGTTGAAGCATGCGTCGCGTTGCCAGTTCCAAAGTCGTTCCAGTTGAATAGGATCGGCAGTAGAGGAAGAATAGAAGCGAGTAGGGATGTAGCCATTTGACAGGTCAAAATATTGACGCCAGTCATCGAATATATCTCGTTGTAGAGTGAAGAGAGACTTCAGGTCGAATCCAGACCAATCAACTGTAACAAAGGTGTTCCAGTAGAAACGGGGGACGGACATGAGAGTGTGTAATTTCTGCATTCCACCGAGAATGGTTTCAAATCCCCAGAGGAGAGGATCATCACCAGATTCGATATAGTAACGGAACAGAGGCCAAAAAAACATAGCTTGGCAGAGAACGTGCCGTTTTGATACACCATAGATGACGCGTATTTTAGATACGTCGATCTTAGTGAGGG